CATGTTTTCTGATCTGATTAAACCTGCTTTGGAAGAAGCAAAGAAATATATCCGGACTGATGAGTTTAATAACTCCGATCAGGCAAGTCAGAAATCATTGATTGACGCTATCAACCGGATGGAAAAGTCTTTGGGCGGTGCCAGTGGAGTGAATTTCAAGAAACTTGGTGAGGATGTAAAAGCCTATCAGACAGCGGAACAAAATCGTATCAATGCAGTAGAAATCGAAACGGAGGCTTTGGACAAGCTCCAAAAAGCGCAAGAGGACTACACCAAGGCACAGAAGGATGGAACTGAAGAGGAAAAGCAGACTACCGCGAATGCCCTTGATATAGCACGGCAGAATGCTGACATTGCATCTGCCAATGTAAAGACGCAAACGGATATCGCCAACCAGGCCCAGCAGAACATGACCGATACCGCCACTAAGCTGAAAGCGAGCATGGAGAACTTGTTGGGAGGGTTGCAACAACTGTCTTCGGGCGGATTATATAACGCATATAGTGGAATTATCAAGACGGTGAACGGATTCAAAGATGTGATAGGTAAAACGTCTGATTCCCTTAAGGAGGTTCCCATTGTCGGATGGATTCTGTCCATCATTGACGTGCTCAAAGACGGATTGAGCAATCTTGTTGGCGGTCTGCTAGATGCTGTCTTGAATGCTGTTAGCGGCATTATTAGTGATGTTTTGTCTGGAGACTTGTTTGTTACAATTGGTAGGTCTTTAAGAGATGGCATAGGTAATATTCTAAATGCAATTTCATTCGGAGGATTCAATTCCTTGTTTGGCATTGGTGGTAACAAAAAAGAGGTCGAGGAAGCTATTAACAGACTGACAGACCGAAATGGAACACTACAGACAGCCATTAAGGATTTGACAGATGTAATGGAAGCCAGCAAGGGAACAAAGTCTGTTTCTGCATATGCCGATGCAAAGAAGCTGCAAAAAGAGACGGAAGAAAACTATAAAAAAATTGCACAGGAACAGGCTAGATATTCAAGTGCTCATCATAGCTGGAACTACTACTGGGGTGGATTTAACCAAGAAGAAATCTCTCGTTTAAGCAATCAGATTGGTAGAAATTGGAACGGTGATATATGGTCACTTTCTCCCGAAGAGATGAAAATGCTCCGCAGTAATGTTGACATGTGGGAGAAAATTCAGAATACAGGGAAGGGCGGTTACGGAGAACGTCTTTCTGAAAAATTGGATGATTATATCGACCAAGCAGGTAAGATGGAGGAGCTGACTAATAAGTTGTATGAAGGACTAACCGGAATATCTTTCGACTCTATGTATGATAGCTTCATAGACAATCTTATGGATATGAAATACGATGCGAAGGCGGCAGCGGAAGATATATCGGAATACTTCATGCGCGCCATGCTTTCCAATAAGATTGGTGAATTGTATAGCGATAAACTTGAAGGATGGTGGAAGAATTTTGGTGCCGCCATGGAGGATAATGAACTGACTGAAGCTGAAAGGGAGGCTTTGCAGGATGAGTATATGCAATATGTAGAAGAAGCCATGAAGCTTCGTGACGAGCTTGCCGCAGCAACTGGATATGACAAGATTTCTCAAGAATCTACTTCCCAATCTTCTACATCAAAAGGCTTCGAAGCCATGAGCCAGGATACCGGGGAAGAATTGAACGGTAGGTTTACTGCTTTACAGATTGCAGGGGAAGAAGTCAAGAATCAGAATGTAACTCAATCTCAATCTCTGAACTTGTTAACCGCCAAGGCTGACGTTATACTCTCTGTTAATACTGAGACAAGAAACATAGCGGATGATACACGTGATTTGATAGCACAGTCTTATCTTGNGACTTCCAGAGGGTTTGGTACCGAAATGACGCATGAGGACGCCGGAGAACTAAGTGGTAGGTTTACTGCTTTACAGATTGCAGGGGAAGAAGTCAAGAATCAGAATGTAATTCAATCTCAATCTCTGAACTTGTTAACCGCCAAGGCTGACACTATACTCTCTGTTAATACAGAGACAAGAAATATCGCTGACGACACAAGGGATTTGATAGCACAGTCTTATCTTGAACTGGTGCAGATTTCGGAGAATACAGGGGCAATCGTCAAACCTATTCAACAGATGCAAAGAGATATAGCAGAAGTTAAAAAGAATACAGCAAAATTATAGTCTATGAATGAATTATTGATAAATAACAAGGATGCTTACGCTTTATGGGGTGTGAGAATGGGAGAGGGGTTTCTTGATGTAATTGGGGCAGCCGTCCCCATGAAAGACTTTATTGAGAGTAAAAGCCGACTTGAACATGGGAAACGGGTAATAATCAATAATCCTAAAGTCGATGAGCGGGAAATAACTCTTTCGTTCACTATCGAGGGTAATTCTCAGTCAGATTATCAAGCAAAGAAGAAAGCTTTCTTTGATGAGCTGTATAAAGGTGTGGTTGATATTCAGATTCCTGCTAATAGTAGCGAGGTTTACCATCTTATTTATACTGGCAAGAGTGTCACTTATGCTCAGAGCTTAGATAGGACTTTTGGTAAGATTTCAAGTAAGTTTTCGGAGCCGAATCCGGCTAATCGAACCTAATTCACGACATTGGTTTTATTGTCGTGTATAAGAGTGCCCAATTTTAGGCACTCTTTTTTTTATCCCCGAACTTTGGGGTATTATGATAGTAGACATCAAAAACATATCGGGTGCCATTCTTCTTTCAACCACTCCCAACGAAGGTTGCAAGCGGAAGCTTACGCTCCAAAAAGAGGATTACATACTTTTGAAATTCTCTTTGGAGAATCCCATATACTTCAAGCTCGGAACTTACGTTGAATGCGACTTTGGACTATTTGAAGTGTGCGATTTGCAGAGTCCTACCTTCAACACCGATAACGCAGGCTATGATTATGAACTAAGACTTGATGCTCACTACTGGAAATGGAAAAATAAAATCTTCAAATATACCCCGGAGACATCTGGGCAGGAAGCGTCCTGGAGTCTGACAGCTCCACTCAACGTACAAGCAAGTATAGTCCTGAGAAACTTGAAAGCTCTTGGTTATACTTACAAAGGACAGGATTTTGATTTTTCCATTGACAGTACGGTCGAGAACAAGTCTCTGTTAATGACTTATGATAACACCAATATCTTAGATGCCTGTTTTGAAATGGCGAAGAAATGGGATTGCGAGTGCTGGGTGACAGACAATATTATCCACTTCGGTAAATGCGAGTTTGGCGACTACGTGAATATGGAAATCGCTAAGAACGTGGGGGAAATGTCACGCTCCGAATCCCAGTCAACCTATGCCACCCGTATCTATGCTTTCGGCTCGACAAGGAACATTCCTGCCAACTACCGTCCCGTTGACGAAGCGGTGGTGGTAAATGGTGTGGTGCAAAAAAGATTGATGCTACCCGAAGGAACTCCGTACATAGATGCTTATCCGAACATGAGCACAGAGGAAGCTATCGAGCAAGTGGTTATCTTCGATGAAGTCTATCCCCGGAGAGTTGGAACTATGTCGGACATCACTACCAAGGAATATACCGAAACCATTGAGAATGCTGATGGAACGACTACCGAAAAGAAGTGGGACGCTTACCGTTTCAAGGACACAGGGATAACTTTCTCCAAAGATTATATCCTCCCCGGTGAGGAATTGACAATCATCTTCCAGTCGGGTAAATTGAACGGTATGGTGTTCGCTGTAACCTTTGATCCCGACGGTAAGGATGAACAGCTTTGGGAAATTGTCCGAAACGAGGATTACGGTCGCCCGTTGCCCGATGAGGTGCTCATCCCCGAAGACGGCGATACCTACGTTTTGTCAGGTTGGGATTCAACCAAAATAACAGAATTAGGACTTGTATCCGCTGCCGAACGGGAACTGAAGGAAGAGGCTGAAAAGTACATTGCCAAATCTAAGATAGACCCGAACACCTACAACTGCACGATGATGTCCGATAACGCATACAGCGAGGATGGAATGCATAATCTCTACGGTATCGGTCAAAGGGTGAACCTCATAAACAAAGCCTATTTCGAAAACGGAAGGCTGTCGAGGGTTATCGGGTTCGAATTCAACCTTGATAAGCCTTATGATTCCCCCGTATATACTGTCGGGGAAACTGCTGCCTATTCCCGCATCGGGGAGCTAGAGGACAAGGTGGAAAACCTCACTCTCAAAGGGCAGGTTTATACAGGTGGAAGCGGTAGTGGTGTATATGTGATAAGAAGGAATGACTCCACTCCTGCAACTGACAGCAATGTGTTCTCGGCATTGCGTTCGTTATCAATGTTTCTTCGTAAAGATAAACTAGATTTCACTAATTACCTATTGAGGTTATTAGGAGGACTAGAGGTTGGCGAAGCCATAGACTCACTAACTGCGGGCAAGGGCATAATCGCGGATAATAAAGGGAGGATACAGGCTGACCGCATGGAGTTGCGGTCATCGCTGACCGTTTTGGAGATAATTTTTAATCGCCTTTCAGCTATGGAAAGTGATTATTCATTTTCCGAGTCAGGGACTATTGAGAGTGTCGAACTGTTGGAAGATGGTACCTATCGTTTACCGCTTCGTAAACGTTGGGAGAATGATTTCACAGCCTTGGACGAGAATGATGTTGTTTACGGCATGGTAAACAACCTTGCCTCCG